GGCTTGTTCCATGGCTATTCATTCAATTCTTGGTCGGATGTTGTCATTTATGACGAAGCCTTCCTGAAGAATTGGCTAGACTCTCCTCAGACGAGCCTCTATTACAGCTTGCAAGTCCTGCCTGATACTCAGCGCAAGGACGACGCATATGCTGCGTTGGACGACGACTTTAAGAGCATGTTTGGTCTCAATGAAGAGACTGAGCAGGATTCTGCGTCTTGTTCGCTCGAGGCTGGATACTGCGCTGCCTGCGCTGAATGACCAAAAAGAAGGGGCCTTATGGCCCCTTTTCTCCTCACCATTGAACGATACTACGACCATGACGACGAAGAGCCCCTATCTGTCGATGATTGCTAAAAAACGGCCTTGGCAAGCTGTTGCCGTGGACAAGGGCATGGTGCAAGAAGGCAGTGAGGCTACGCTTGGCAAACTGCTGGCTTTGCGTCATCTGGAACTGCCCGTGAAGGACTTTCTGGAACAAGGCTTAGAGCGTGATCTGCCGTCCACTCCTGGCGTTGTAGAAGCGCTGCGGCATAACCAAGAAGATGAGCAGCGTCATGATCAGGCCCTGAACTACATTGTTGCTGCTCATGGTGCCGATGAGAAAGCCGAAAAAGAAGTTGAGGGCATTCTGAAGGCATGGCAAGAGCATCCTGCCCACCCCATTTTGAAAGCTGCCATTTTGGAACGCAGTATTTTCTTTGTTGTGCTGCCGTTCTTCCGTTTCAACGGAGATATGGGCATCCGCACTGTGGCTGCTGATATTAGTCGTGATGAGATTACGCATGTTGGCGTGCATAGTCTTGTGGCTAAAGAGCTAAACGAGAATGCTGGTCAGAGTCTGAATAAACTGCGTCGTGCCACTGCATTGTGGGCGTTTGATGCGCTGGGCATGAGCGAGAACAAATGGCTGAATAAAGACTTCTGGCTTAAGCAAAGTGATAGTTTGTTTGAGAAAGGCAAAGCTGATGGTCTCATTGAGACACAACGAAGCCGAGTCCCGGCGTTTTTCGAGACTGCCAACACTAATTTGCCTTCCTACGGCAGGGCTTGATGCTACACTTGCGGCGGTATACGCCTGATTCAAATCTTCAAGCAGTTTTCTCTGCTTTCAGCTAGATATTAGGCTATTACTGTTCCCGCTCTGCATTAGCATCGGGCTCCGCCCCCAAGCTTAGCTCTCGGACGAAAACCAATTTGTTGGCGCCAACAAAATGGTTTTTAGAGATGATGCTCAAACAGGGGGCTCTTGGCCCTGAAGTGTTGGCACACGTCATGCAGATAGCATGGAATACTGAGTTCGATTCTCAGCAGCGCCTTTTCTCCATTGAACCATGAGTGCCTTCGTCATCGCAGACACGCATTTTGGCCACGCCAAAAGCATTTCCTTTCTGCGTCCTGATGGCGAATTGCTGCGTCCATTTTCTTCTGTAGAAGAAATGGACGAAACAATGGTTGAACGATGGAACGGGAAGGTAGGCAAGCGCGATACTATTTACCACTTGGGTGATGTAGTGATTCCTCGTGCAAGTTTGAAAATTCTTGACCGCCTTAATGGACGCAAGATTCTCATTCGCGGGAATCATGACATCGGAGCATTGAAAGACTTTTCTAAATATTTTGAGGACGTGCGAGGAGCATTCTTTCACAATGGCGATTCGACCATGCGTGGCGGATTAATCTTCACTCATATTCCCGTGCATCCAGCATGCTTATCGGGGCATTATTTAGGCAATGTTCATGGTCATTTGCATTGCCACCAAGTTCTTAATGAAAAAGGAGAAATTGATAAGCGTTATTACAATGCTTGCGTGGAAAGGAATGATTTCGCTCCAGTAGCATTTGAAGAGATAAAAGCCTTCTTCAAGGGCCATGACGGAACGCAGGACTTTTAATACTCCCCTGCGCGAGCCATTGAATCCCATCATCTACCAATCTTTGCGAGCCATTGATTGGCACAATGCCCAATATTTTCTCACCATGGACCAGTGGCATCTTGAAAAAGCTGCCATTATTAGGCAGTATGTGACAGAGCTAAAGGCCTGGATTTATGAGCAGGAAGAAAGGGGCGTGGAAATTATGGTGCTTGGCCCTAGGCGAGAAGGCGAGCAAGCATGATCATGAAGCGGACAAGGTGGCGCTCATTCGCACATTGATCTTTATTTCCTACTTGGTTACAAATGTCTTCATAATTTCTGGCGTGGTCCGACACTGGGATGATGGATTAAGGCAACATGAAGGATCTTTAAGTTGCTTGAAGGCAACAAAAAGGGGAGCCTAAGCTCCCCTTCTGCCTAACGCCAAGCTCTTTTGAACAGCAAGTAAATGCCGTGAGAAAGTAAGAAGCGTGTCGGCTTCAAAAGTTTACCACACTGATCCGTCAGAACCAATGAGGCTTAGGCACATAAGCAACGCCGCGATAGACGAGACTTGCCATTTGTGCTTCACGCAGACGAGCTGCTTTCTCAAGCTGTTGCTTGATGAGGGCGAGTGGGTTCATGATGGTTCCCGATGATGCTGGTCCCGTTCCGTACCAGCAGGTCATGCGCCCCTTACGGGGTGAACGTACAAACAGTGTAGCAAAGTGCCCTCAGTGGGACTTGAACCCACACTGAAGCGGTTTTAAGCCGCTTGCCTCTTCCGGTTGGGCTACAAGGGCTCATGAGCAAAGAGGGCGTCGGGCGGGGCTTCAATCCGCCTTGTACGACATTTCAAAACGGGTTGGCCCGTTTCCCTCTTTCCCCTGGTACGAAACAATGGCGCCTGAAACCATTGTTCCTTGTTGAACTAACGCTGGCCAGCGTGCTTCGCGAAAGCTCCAAAAGCATAGCATGGCTTTTGATGATCAAACGTCATATTCTCTTAAGGAAGCATTCTCAGGAAAGAAACCTTCTTCTGCGTCGTAAGCCTGCTCAAGAACCTCAATTTGCTTCAGACGTTTGGCGTGAGCCTGGAGCTTTGGGAGGAGAGTGGGGATGTAAAGATGTTCGGCGGCAAGAAGCTGCAAGGCAGTTTGCCTATTGGAGCTTCCGCATTCAAGCAGGGAGGTGAGAAACTTTACCTCCTGCATAGTTAAATCGCTGTTCTTCATTCCATAGGAGAACTATTGTTTGAAAATCATACTAGGAGATAAGACTATCAATCCAACCAATGTCATCGTCTTTGCTAGCAGCAAGAATTGCGCCTGCCATTGCAAACGCTAAGTCGTCAATTCCAGACGCTTTGCCGCCAGTAACGCTCCATTGTCCACTGGGTTTATAGATGACCGTGAGATTTTTAAGCTGCATAATTGCTTTCTCATGGCGATAAATATTGATTTGTCCTGCATTAAACAATTCGCGCATCTTGCTGAATGCTTTCATCTTGGAGCTAACTGTCCAAGTGAGTTCAGTGATGGGCAAATCACTAGCCAAGCTTTGGATGGTGCCAGCACTATTGAACTGGTCCATCACGATGGTGTCAAACACATATAGGCGATGCTGTTCCTTAATCCAATCTTCCACTGCATTGATATTCACTTCCATCCTTCCATTGATTTCAAAATCAGCGACGAACGAATGGAACTTGTCAACGACTAACGTGCCGTTTTCGTAGTGAACAATACAAGCAGTGTAGTCGTCACGGCCAACGCCACCACGGGCGGGGTCAAGGGCAAGTACATAGGCCCCTTGGAATTCAGGGCGTGGTGGTAGAGCGGCTCTACGGTCATCAATACAGGCGTCAATAACATCGCTTGCAACAAGGGCTGAAAGATTGCTTGCGAATTGCGCCCCATACTCAACTTTAAACTTCTCCGGATCGCGCTGTCTCTCTGTGTCAAGAAACTCTTGCGAAATACTTGGGTTCATCTCCCACGTTGGGAGATTCACTGCCTGCATGAAGGGGAAGCGGCCAGAGCTTGCTTCTTTGAAATGCTGGTAGAAAATACCGTCTGTTAGCCATGGAGACGACAGTTCAAGAATGCGTCCTTTCCCTCCGAACTGGGCGATAGCGGGAGAAAGTGCGTCGTAAATGCCCCTGCCGCCGCTGTTTGCATCGCCTTCAGTGGCAAATGCAAGTTCGTCAAACACTGCGCCTGCACAAGCGAGGCCACGAGCAGCACGGCCTGAAGTGGGAATGGCTTTAAAGACGCAGTTGTTGCTTAGTTCAATGATGTCGGCGGTTTCGCGAACGATTTCTTGGGCGAAGGGACTATCAAGGATTAGCTGACGAATGTTGTTGAGAGCAATACGAGCCTGGTCTTGACTGTTTGCTACGGTCACGATGTACCATTTCTCGCCTTTTCTTACTCGCCTGCGATATTCATCTTCCAAGACGAAGCACATATAGACGCAGGCCACTGCAGCCATGACAGTCTTGCCTGATCGTCGCCCAAGAGCCCACACTGCATGGCTCTTATCTGGCTGGAAGAAGGTGTCAAGGATTTTCGCTTGCTGGGGATAAAGATCCAGCTTGAGAGCGTGTCTTGAAAAATCAGAACATTTCAGCATGGCGCAAGTCTATAAGAGGAAGCAATGCAGATTGCGGAACGAAATAAGCTGGTCTTCCGCCCGCAGGATCTTTTCTCCATTGTTCCTTCATGGCATCCTCACTCTTTATCCAACCATGGAGAAGAGTGATTTTGTTTTGTATCGTAACTAACACTAAGGTTTTTCCCGGCTTCTCGTCTAATTGGCAGATGAGATCGTAATCATGACGAGAGCGTGTTTTCACATCAATATTTGGAGGCAGGTCTGAAGAGCCTCGCTTTGCTTCTGTTTCTTGATAGAGAAACTCCCGTAGCTGGAGATAATCTGCCACTGCTAATTCGCCAGCGGCGCCAAGCTTGTGAAAGAACAAAGCCTTATCACCATCAGCCGGACCACCATTGCGCCCTTTTAAGCCTTTCTTCTCATTTACGAGCTGCCTGCGCATGGCTTCTGCCCGCACAAGCTCCTTGTCTTTGTCGCTGAAATGAAAAACAATGCCAAAGCTGGCCATAGTGTGCATAAGCTACGCGCCAATGTAGCCAGGTTCTAGAATAAAAGCAACACATTATGGCCATAAATAAAGCTTATGGAAAGCGAAGCAATTGATCTTGGTCACGTTGGTAGTGGTGGAGTGAGGGCTGATGGTCTTCAAAATGTGCTCATTGGCATGGGTACTGGTCGAGACAAGGCGCAATACACTAAGACCACTGCTACGATTTTCTTAGCCCAAGAAGAACTAGAAAATCTTTATGGCGAATGGCTTCCTCGTCGCATTGTTGATATTTATGCTGACCAAGCCACGCGGAAAGGCTTCAAAGTATTGTTTGGCGGAGACGGCGTCAGAGCCGAAGAAGTGCAGGGCATTGAACAAGTAATTGAAGACCTCTACATCCTTGAACACCTCAACCTCGCAGCGAAGAACGCCCGCCTTTATGGGGGTGCTTGTCTACTTCTCTTTATTGACGATGGCCGTCCCGCTTACATGCCTGTCGATAAACGCAACATTCGTCGGATTGAAGACATTGAATGTCTTGATCGATGGCAAATTGCGCCCGTCATTAATGAAGAAAACTTATACGACTATTCAAAAGCCACTTATTATCAGATCATCTCTGGTGATTTAATTAACCAGCCGCAACTTTCTTATATCCATAAAGATAGGATTTTGCGTTTTGATGGTGACTGGCTTCCTTATCGCGTGAGGCAGCGTAATTATGGCTGGGGCATGAGCAGCTTGCAAACTGTTTATGACAGCTTTAGGCATTATTGGACAGGTTTGAATTCAGCAGCAACGCTCCTCACTGAATTTGACATTTTTGTTCATAAAGTGAGAGGCCTTGCATCAATGCTGGCTGCTGGCAAGGAAAGTTCCATTCGTGATCGTTTGCAAGTGAATGACATGAGCAAGAGCATCTATCGCGGCTACGCGATTGATGCGGAGAAGGAGGAGCTTGAATTTATTAGCCGCAACTTTGGAGGCATTGGAGAAATCCTTGAGAAACTGCGCGTAGACATTATTGGCGCCAGCAAGATTCCCCATACAGTGCTGTTTGGCGAGAGCCCCAGTGGTCTTGGTTCCACTGGTCGCAGCGAAGAGCGTGATTTTGCGAAGACTCTTGCTGATTATCAAAGCGTCCATTTCAAGCGGCCCATCAAG